CATTAGTTTCTCACGACACTCCGAACTAAAGAACTCGTATTGGGCAGAAGCATCTGACAACTGCACGGGGTCAATAGTAGCGGCTAACTCCTTGTTCTCGTTGAACGCCAAGATAAAACGCCCTGCATTGCTTGAACCCGTAAACTTCTCAGCAATACGACCCTCCAATAGGCGTTGGTCTTCCTCTGTGGGAACTCCGTTATTGAAGTTAATTAGCATAGAGGGTGCCATGCCATTCTTAATGTTATTAAGGTGGAAGTTGGCTACCTCCTCCTCTAATTCAGCATAGGGCAAACCACCTTGGTAGTCTACGGGCGAGTAGTAATAGAATCCTGCTCGGTAAGGTTTAATGTATAGAATCTCGTTTGACTCATCACTAAAACGGAAAGCAGGTATACGCAAAGGTATCTCCTTCTTGTTTTCTACTTCCTCCCAATCTCTTGCATAGTAGTATGCCTCAACTTCACCATCTTCGTTGCACACCTCTGCTCGTAGTGTCTCAATAGGTATGTGCTCAACCAAGACAATAGTATCGTGAGCATCGTTCCAAACTACTTGGATAGCACACTGACCCATCATCTTAAGGTCGGATAGCAATTTGCGTAGGCAGTCCTTCTTGAATAAGGCCTTCATCTGTGCGTATTGCTCGGGTTTAGCCGCGGCATCTTTTGCATCTAACCCTTTTCCATATAACAACTCGATAATCCCGTTTATAATTGCGTTATTAGTGGGTGAGCCGTTATACCGGTCAATTAGGTATTGGAAGTAGTTGTCATCCTCTCCATACTTAACCCACTCCTTATTTTGCGATTCCGACACCTTTGGAGTAGTGTAGGAGGATAAGTTCATTACACGAATGTTGCTCATAGTACGATATATTCGGTGTCGGCAGACGGTTGTTCGATATACTGACCTTGGTTCAAGGTGTAGTCGTAAAAGTTAGTTTGGTTAGTGCAGTAAACACGAGTGCGATAAACACTATTACCCGTTACATCACGGCAGTACAAGACATAGAAAAAACCTTCTTTTGGCTCAAACGAACCAAAGTTGGTAGCCAAGTTAATTGTAGCCGTTCCACTATCGTAAGTAATACTTGTCACTTGACTCGTAATGTTGGTAGTAGTGTTTTGTTGCTCGTCATACACTTCAAGTGAGGCGATAGTGTCCTGCCTCGGAACGATAGTCCAAACTGAAGATAGAGGGTATGGTCTCATAACTAACATCTACGAAAGTAACTGAAAGTTAGTCGTTTTGTCTTACTTAAAAAAAAAGCCACCCGAAGGCGGCTCTTTTGTCATGTATGCAATCCGTTAGGAATTGATAACCGGTGTGAACGCTGCAAAGGGGCTTGCAAAGTCAGAAGAAGCAATATACGCGGGGGCAATGCTTTCTTGTCCGGTAAGGGTAATGGTGTAGCCATAAAGGTCACCCATAGCCGTTCCCGTTACTGCAGTACCTGCCGTAAGGTCGAGTCCATGTTGGTAGCCAATGCACCAAGTTTGTCCGTTGTTGTCCTGCACAAAAGCCACCATAAGTGACTTGGCAAGGTCTTGCAAAGCGGCACCATAATCTTGAGTCAAGTCAGTCAAGGTCAAAGACAAAACTTGCTCATAGTAAGTAGTACCATTCTCACGAGATGAGTTTACGGTAGTCTCCAAGTTGTTGCTACCCTTAACTACAAACTCGTATACATCCAAAGATGCACTAATAGCACTAACCGTATTACCCGTTAGTGTTACTCCTGCATTGGTAGTTGCATCGTCGTAGTTAGCAAACCACACTTTGTAAATTCCACCAACCTTGTCTTTACAAGGAAGGGCGTATCCTGCACTTAATCCACAAGCCATTTTCTTGAGTTTTAGAAGTTTATAAGAAGAAAAAAGGGGGCGGGGTTAGACCCTCACCCCCTTGAGGTTTTCCTATACTCAATTATTATGAGTAAAGAACTGCTTGACCGACATTGTGAACAGCCGTACCTGCAGTAAAGCGCATGATGGCACGGACATTTTCGCTTCCGTCCAAGTCGCTCATGTCGAGCAACTTAACAAGGTTCCAATCGTTCATAAGGCCGGTGCCGAATACGAACTGAGACTTGAGACCTGCTACCATAGTGTTGCTTGGCAAACCATCGGCAACTGCCAACTGAACACCATCGAAAGACAATGCAGTAGCGTTGTTGTACCACATAGTACCTTGGTTGTTCAAACCATTAGCACCGATAGAAGCAAAACCACCCAACGCACGGACATAAGCCTTGGCTACGTTTTGTGGGATGTAGAGCAAAAGGTCTTCCTTGCCGTAAAGAGCAGAAGGGATAGCATCAACTACTTTACCCAACTCGTCGATAACATTGGTAGCATCAACGGTAGTACCGGTTACGGGAACCGCACCTGTCAACTGACCGAGGAAGCCATCGTACTCACCTGCAGAAGCAGAAGCACCATTCCAAATAATCTGCTCGTTGTTTGAAGCAACTTGAGCCGCCAACTGACCAATCAAAAAGTCAGAGAAGGTAGTAGGCAAGTTGTCAAAAGCAGAGTAGCCCATCTGTACGGCTTCCCAATCGGATTTGAACGGGGTCTTGCACAACTGCAAGTTCACTTGCAACTCCTTAACGGTCAAAATGGTCTCAGCCAAGTCAACAGTTACTTCAGGAGTGAAGTCACATGATGCATCGGCAGTAAGGTAAGAACCTGCAGTACCTACAGCATCAAAAGTTTTGTAAACCTCCTTGTACTTGACATTCGGTTTAACAGTCACCAAGCCCTTGTCGAGCGTAGGTGAGGAGAGGAGAGCCGCGGCAATATATTGACCTGCAAACTCACCTGCATACGTGGTTGTAATCGTGGGTTGTGGCATCTTTTCTAAAGATTAGTTAGTTGTTTTTGTTAGATATTTTCATATTTGTCTAACGCTCTTTTGAGTGTAGACAACATTTCGGTTGAATCTTCATAGGCAGTCAACGCTTTGTCGAAATCAGGACTTTGGCCGGGGCTTATTCCTAACTCTTTAGCAGCATTCTCATAGTTGTTCATTGCTACATTCAAAGCACGATAGGAGTCATCAAGAGATTCCATTAAAGTAGCCGCATCGTTGACTTCAAAAATCAATTCTTGCTTGGCTTTTTCAACTTTCTCGTAATTGTCCTGCATCAAAAGGATACTATTAGAAACTTGACCCAACCTGACTACTACCTCCTGCGTTATCTCTACCATGTCGCTAACAAACGAGAGGTTAACACGATGAGTAGCCAACTTGGTTTTGTCCAAGTTAGCAATACGAGCAAATGCTGATTTCTGTGCGGACATTACTTATTTCCGTAAAGGCGTTCAAACACGCGGTCAGCAGTAGTACGCTCTTTGGCGTTACCAAGTTTAACTGCAGGGGTGTTGGTAGAAGGCTTGGCAGGAGAATGCTTGATGACTTTAGCAGAAGTCTTGGACATCTTTTCTTTGTACTTGCCCATTTCTTCTTTAATTTCTTCCATCTGCTTCTTCATCTCCTCAACCATAGGTGCGATGACATCTACAACGGCAGATACAATTTCTTCAACTGCAGGGGCAACTTCAGCAGGTGCTTCCACCTCGATGGTTTCTTCTTCAGCCTCAACTGCAACTTCACCTTCTGCTTCTTCAGTAGAGGCGGTAGCAATTTCACCGATAAGACCTTCTTCGTTTACTACGAGTACCTCACCATCTTCAAGGGTGTACTCACCAACGGGCAAGGGGATGCGCTCGTCTTCAGTTACGATAAACACCTCGGCACCAACTTCAAAGTTTTCTGCCTCGATAACCGTTCCATTATCCAAGGTCGCTTGACCAAGGTGGACTTTCTTCTTGGACATTTCCAAGAGGATTTTCTTGAGAAGTTCGTTTGCTTTCATACTCAATTAACTGATTGCAGTTTTGGTTGTTCTATTTTTATTAACTCTCCCATACGGAGTTCATGTCTACCCACTCTCTATCGATGGTGTCCCAAGTCTTTTTGTAGTAGGGTAATGCGGTAATGGGTCCGATGCCTTGTGCTTGAAGTGAGCCATCGCAACACTTACGAGAGTAGGTGCCGTTTGGACACAAGCAACCACGACTCCCACCCCTTGGTGATGAGTGAGATGGAGTTTTGAAATTACTCCGCATAGCCGTTTAAGGTTTTGGCTACCTCATAAAGAAATTCCATGGCTTCCTCGTGTGTCATGTTTTCAACTTCGTCAAGCATGTCCTTGTTAGCCATTTCCACCTTGCCCATTTTTACTTTGTCAGCGAAGTAACCTTCGATTGAGAAGCCCTTGACGGCACCCGTCTTGACAAACTCCTTCCAAATTTCTTCATTCTCACACTTTACAGATACCATCCAAGTTCCCTTGGGTAGGTTAAACCCGTATAGTTTAGATTTATCCATGTCGGGGTCGTCAATCAGCCATGATTCGACTACCGATAGTCCGTGAATCTTTGCTTGGTGTTCCAAGGTGTGGTTGTTTTGGTAACCACGCATGAGATACAATTCCGAGGCACGAGCAATAGTCTTCCGATTAAAGTAGACATAAAACTCCTCCTCACCATTTACTCGGTAGATTGTCTTGTTAGGAATCAAGGCAGGGCCCATTAGAACCCGTTTTTCTTGATTCTGCTCAACAAACTCGACCTTTCGGGTATGTTCCTTTAGTGCGACAAAGTTTTCTTCAATAGCGGGGTTTTCTACTATGCTGATAGCATCTATGCCGTTCATCAAAGCATCCTCGTCAAGCACCAATTCTATAATCTTCATAACTAAGTAACTTATTTTTTATCCGATTGTAGCAGTTCTAACCCGATTGCGCTCAAGTGATTGGGCGGTACTAATGTCTTTGTCTACCACATAGGCACGAGTGGGTTGAGATAGTTTTTGACTAATACCCTGCATGAGTTGGTTAACGCCCGACTGCCCAACGATATTGAACGAGGGCGCACCCCCTCCGGTAGATGGTGCACTTCCTGAATTAGAAGAAGATGGTTGAGTCT